AATTAATAAAAAGGAATTAGTTATGGCCTTAATATCCCCAGGTGTACAAGTCAGTGTAATTGACCAAAGCAATTACACACCCGCTGCTGCTAGCTCGGTACCGTTTATTTTGTTGGCAACTGCAGAGAACAAAATCTCTGGTGCCGGTACTGGAATCGCTCCAGGAACATTGGCTGTTAACGCCAACAAACTATATTTGATGACAAGTCAGAGAGATTTGTTATCTACATTTGGTGTACCGTTCTTTTACAACACCACAGCTGGTACTCCTATCAATGGATACGAACTCAACGAATACGGTTTACTAGCCGGTTATTCAGCATTAGGTGTAACTAACATTGCTTATGTAATGCGAGCCGACATTGATTTGGCTGCCCTTACTGCTACACTAAATCGTCCAGTGGGTGCTCCTGCCAATGGCAGTTACTGGTTTGACACCACCAACAGTGTGTTTGGAGTCAATCAGTGGAATCAGACCACCGCTGAATTTACCAAATATACACCTAGTGTTATCACAGACACTGTATTTTTAGAACCATCAAGTACTGTGCCATTGGCCAGCTACGGCAGCATTGGTGACTATGCAGTAGTGGCTACAAACACTTCTAATCCCATGTACTACAAACGTGGTGGCCCACTACCTGGTACAGCTCCAGGATGGTTACAGGATGGCGCCAATGTAAATGACTTGTATAATACCTGGGTACTAGTTGGCAGTGATTATTGGAAAACATCTTGGCCCACGATCCAAGGTACTCTGGCTCCTAGTAGTTTGGCTGCAGGGTCGATTGATATCAACGGAATAGTAATCACAATAACCAACGGCGAAACTGTTACACAATTAGTCGCAGCAATCAATGCTCTCAGCAATAGCACTCTTCCTGGTGTTTATGCTGCTATCAGCGGCGGAAAACTAACGTTGTACGCAGATAGTGGTGCTAGCAATGATGGTAGCACAGAAGGCACAGGAGTCATTGCTATCTCCAACGCCAGTGGAACTCCGTTGGCAACATTGGGTATCACTAGTGGTCAATATGCAGCTCCAGCATATGCTCATGGTTACAATTATCAAGCTCCAAGATGGCGCGACACAGACACACAACCAGAACCTACTGGTAGCGTGTTCCAACAGATGAATGCGGTCAACAGAGGCATGTTGATCGAAGTCAAACGTTACAACAGTACCCTGGGCACATTTGTGTTACAAGCCTGTACAGTATATGACAGTGATGCAGACGCTATATATGCGCTGGATCCTGCCAACGGTGGCCAAAGCATTCCAGCCGGCACTACCTATGCACAGATTGATCCGCAAAGAAATAACACAAGCCAGTTTGAAATCCTAGAAAGATTCGCCACTGGTGCCACTGTTATAACTTGTGCTACAATCGATCCTACATTTGTCAACGGTAATCAAGTTTTAATAACCGCGACACAACCAGGAACCACTACATATGACAGTTATAAAGTCGCCACTATTGATACCGCCCTGGGCCTTGATGCAGCAGGATTTTGTGCTGCAGTCAGTGCTGCCAACGTGCCGTATGTGAGTGCCACTGTCAATGATGCTGGACAAATCGTGTTCCAACACTCTGCGGGTGGTGACATCGTCCTAATAAATTACACAGGAACTCCATTGGCTGCTGCAGGTGTTAACACTTCAGTTCGCGGCGTCCGCACACGCTACACTACTCCAGATGACATACAAGGTGGATTTATATTGTCAAACTGGGTGGGTTCACCTACATTTACCTACACTGCCGCTGCCAGCGCACCCAATATTGATCCAGCCAATGGTACCTACTGGTACTACAGTGATGCCACCACAGTGGATATCATGATCCAAAACAATGGAATCTGGAACGGTTATCAAAACGTCGACAACGATGTCCGTGGTTACAACTTGACCACTACCAATGCTGCCGGGCCAATATTTTCAGCCACAGCACCTACAACACAGACCGATGAAGCAGAAAGCCCATTGGTGTACGGTGATCTTTGGATCAACACAGCAGATCTTGAAAACTATCCAGTGATCAGTCGCTGGCAAAGTGTCAATGGAGAAAATCAGTGGGTACAGATCAGCAATGCGGATCAGACCACCGTCAATGGCGTGTTGTTTGCTGATGCACGTTGGGCACCTAACGGTACAACCAACCCTATTACAGATCCTATTCCGCCTATTGCCACAGGGTCAACACCGTTGATCACTAGCGATTATGTAGATCTTGACGCACCAAATCCTGCGTTATATCCAGAAGGTATCTTGTTGTTCAACACACGTAGATCTGGATTTAATGTCAAGTCATTTGCAGTCAATTACTTCAATGCCCAAAGTTATCCATCACCGGATGTGTTGCCAAGTCAGACCAGTACTTGGCTTACAGCTTCGGGCCTACGTGCAGATGGTAGCCCTAACATGGGTCGTCAAGCACAGCGTCATTTGATCGTACAAGCCCTGAGAGTTGCAATCGACACCAGCACACAGTTGCGTGAACAACAAGCACAGTATAACTTAATCGCTTGCCCACAGTATCCAGAGTTGGCACCCAATATGGTGGTTCTCAATAATGATCGTGGAGACACTTCGTTCAGCGTAGTTGACACACCATTGCGTTTAACTCCAGCAGATGTAGTGACCTGGGCCACCAACAACAACGGTCTGGGTTTACCAGCCGGTGACGGTAATTTGGCCCAAGGTGACGCATACTCAGCTGCATTCTATCCAAGTTGCACCACAACTGATCTAACAGGTAACGTGGTAGTTACAGCACCAAGTCACATGATGTTGCGTACTATTATCCGCAGTGACAGTGTTGCTTATCCATGGTTTGCTCCAGCTGGTTTACGCCGCGGTGTAGTAGACAATGCACTACAAATTGGTTATCTTGATGCAGTGTCTGGTGAATTCCAACCGTTAGGAGTAAATCAAGGTCTGCGTGATGTATTGTACAGCAATGATGTCAACCCAATCACATTCATACCTGGTACAGGTATCGTGAACTTTGGTAACCACACCTTGCAAGGCAATGCCACAGCACTGGATCGTATCAACGTGGCACGTTTGGTAGCATTTATCCGTGGACGTTTAGAGATTATTGGTAATCAGTACCTGTTTGAACCCAATGATACAATTACCCGTGCCGCAATCACTAATCAGATTACTGCACTCATGATTGATCTGGTCAACAAGCGTGGCTTATACGATTACTTGGTTGTTTGTGATTTGACCAACAATACTCCAGCCAGCATTGATCGTAACGAATTGTACGTGGATATTGCTATTGAGCCAGTCAAGGCCGTAGAATTTATCTACATACCAATGCGTATTCAGAACACAGGAACCATTGCTGCCCAAGCCGCAGCGTAATTGATGCCAGACAAATACCCAAATTTTTGTCTGGCTCAAACGCCATAAATAAACGTATATCAGGAGAACTAACAAATGGCAACAGCCTCATTAACAAAACTAACAGTACCGTTGGCCAGCGATCAAAGCAGTTCGGCACAAGGTTTGCTGATGCCAAAACTCAAGTATCGCTTTCGCGTTACTTTCTTAGGCTTGGGCGTAACACAACCCACAACAGAATTGACCAAGCAGGTCATGGACTTTACACGTCCAAGTGTTACATTTGACAACATCGATCTTCCTATCTACAACAGTACCATACGTTTGGCTGGCAAGCATTCATGGGCAGATATCACCTGCACAGTACGTGATGATGCTGGTGGCAATGTGGCACGTTTGGTTGGCGAACAACTCCAGAAGCAATTAGACTTCATGGAACAGAGCAGTGCTGCCTCGGGCATTGACTACAAGTTTACCACAGTGTTTGAAGTACTCGACGGCGGCAATGGCGCCAATGCTCCTATCGCTCTAGAAACTTGGAACATATTAGGTTGCTACCTGCAAGGTGTCAACTATGGCGAAGCCAATTACGGCTCAGGCACAGAACCAATGACCGTGGCCATGACCATCCGCTTTGACAATGCCATGCAGACCACCACTGGTGCTGACGTTGGTGTTGGCGCTGCGATTCCGTTGACAGTCAACAACGTAGCCACAGGTTAATAGCCTATGGCTTATTTTGGCCAAAGCAGTCTCCAA